CAGAGAAGATCAGCAGACAAACGATCTTGGATCACAGGGAAATAATGTACACCCAGAGGACAATCAGGACGTTGCCGAAGATGATGGAAAGGTACAGGAAGCCAAGAAACGATTAGGAAGGAGCTGATTATATGTTCCTATTCCGAAAGGTTAAGAAGCGTGGATCGATGAAGCCAAATGATGTGAAAGAAGCATTAGAGAGGTTTCTTAATAGCAGCAGTCCAGAATTAACACGCTTGCTGGTCAGGTATTGGAAGGATCAGCAGACGGTTTTTACATTTAAAGAGATCAGAGAAGCTATTCAGGCTGGTGTGATCTCCAAGAAATCTGTAGAAGAATGGCAACAGGATTATTCAAAACTGGTTCATGATAAGATTGCACCAGAGATGGTTAAAGCAATGAAAGCTGGTGCTAAAAATCAAAACCAGCACAAAGGAATAGACATTGGATATAAATTTGATGCAGATCATTGGGCGGTATCTGATTGGTTGGAAAATCACACAGCTGAGCTTGTAACGAATTGTACAAGAGTACAGAAAGATGCAATTCAGTCAATGATCGATATCGGAATAAGAAAACATATGGGAACAGATGAGCTTGCAAGGTTTATCCGTCCCTGTATTGGTTTAACAAAGCCACAGACTCAGGCAGCTATGAAGTATTATGAGACGATCAAGGCAGAGTTGGAGAAGAAACACCCAAGAACAAAGCCAGAAAAGATTGAACAGATGGCAAGAGACAAGCAGATGAAGTATGCAGAACGTCAGCTCAGAGAAAGAGCAAAGACGATCGCACAGACCGAAAGAGCATTTGCCTATGAGTATGGCAGATACCAGCATACAAAGAATCTTGTCGATCAGGGTATATTACCACCACAGGACAAAAAATGGTCCGCAACGGACAGTGAGAATACATGCAGCACATGTAGAGAACTGAACGGAAAAGTTGTTGGAATGGACGAAGAATTTGCCCCAGGTAAGCTACTTCCTCCGCTTCATCCGAGGTGTAAATGCTGTGTTATGTATGTCAATTCAAAATCTATGACCGCAGCGTATGAAACAGAAGAAGATGAACTGCGAGAGTACAGCACAGAGGAAATAGAGACTCATGCTAATAAAATGTCAGAGATTGCAGACAAACATCTTGATCTTGAAAGCTCATGGAGTGGAAAGGTCGTAGTTGATGATGATTCTGGTGTTTATGGTATCCAGTGGAACGGAGATATTATAACCAGACATGAAACAGCCCCACATATTTTGTTACATGAACAGTTACACGCTAGATCAGTTACAAAATATGATCATAAAATGTATAAACAGTATGAGAACATGGAAGAGGGTTCGGTACAGTTTGCAGCACAGGAGATTAGCAAGAAAGAGAATATACAAATTCTTGAATCACAGTACGATCATATGACAGAAGCTTTAAGAAATATAAATAAAGTTGCTGGGTTATTTAAAAATGATTATGATTTTGCAATGAAGCTTATTTCTGTTCCGTTACCAGATAGGTATGGCTGGCTGAATAATATGATCTATGATAAAATGATGTTATCAGGAAATATTGAAGATTATCAGAAGGTATCGCACTGGATGGAGGCTTTAGAAAATGGAAAAACATCTTGAATTAAAAGAAAGATTCGATCAGCTAATGAAACAAGATATGGATGTATCAGAACACGAACAAGAATGGTTTGAATTACTGGACGACATGCATGAATGGTTAAAGGATAAGACAATTCCGAGAAATATTCGTAGGCAGTTTGAACCTTTAGGGATGTTAGAAGTAACTATGAAAATCTGTGACGGAATCCATTATGCAAATGGAACTGGACGATATGCAAAGAAAGAAGAATGATGAAGTACAAAGCAATAGAGCAGACAGTTCAGGCGGTGCAGATCACAGCTGATATTGATATGATCGCCCCTGACTGGTTCGCTAAGAAAATGAATACCGAAGAAATTATGATAGATCGTGTACAGAAAGACGGAGCAACAGCCGTTATAGGATGCACGGTCTATTTTAATGCACGAAGATATAAAGGCAGCAGACTTGTTGCAAGAATAGGAGACTATGTTGTAAAAGATTCAGTCGGTCGATTAAATGTAGTTCGTAAGAATGACTTTGATCGGCTGTATAAGAAGGAGGAAGCATGAGATATTTTAACGATTATATACGATCCCCAGCACAGACACAGGACAGTATACGAAAGTCCTTGAATCGAGTAGATATTACTAAGAAGGACGAAGAAAAGCAGTACGTCTTTGGATGGGCTAAGATTGCAGTCGATGAGAATGGAAATCAGCTGGTTGACCGCCAGAACGATTTAATTGATCCGGAAGAACTAGAACAGACAGCATATACCTATGTAGAGTTCTATCGTGAAGCCGGAGAGATGCACGAGCGAGGCGGTGCAGGCGTTTTAATCGAGAGTATTATATTCACTAAGGAAAAGATGAAAACTCTCGGTATAGAGGAAGGTACGTTGCCAGAGGGCTGGTGGGTTGGATTCCATATCACAGACGATGAAGTATGGGCAAAGATCAAAGACGGAACTTATACGATGTTCAGTATTGAGGGCAAAGCGAAACGTATTGAAGTCGAGGAGGAAGAATGATGGACAAATATATCGGTGCAAAATTGATTCAGGCAGAACCAGAAAGAAATCCAGTCACAAAGGAGATCACAGGATACAAGGTTGTATACCCGGATGGGTACGAATCATGGTCTCCGAAAGATGTTTTTGAAAAAGCATATATGAAAGTGGATGATAATAAAAATCTTCCATCTGGAGTAAGTATCGGGCCAGAAATGGTCGATGATTTTATTGCATCTACGGAGACAATCACGATGGGAGAGACAACAACAGTTGTTCGTTGTGTGCTTCGAAATGGTTTTGATATCGTGGAATCATCTTCGTGTGTTGATCCAAAGAATTACGATGAAAAGATCGGCAAAGATATTTGCATGGGAAGTATCAAAAACAAGATCTGGGAACTGTTAGGATTTTTGCTGCAACAGGCGTGGCAAGGAATTAACTAGGAGATGATCGCATTCTTAAGATTAAGAAATCACACCGACAGGATGAATGGATCGTGTACAATCCTGATTGCTTTGAATTGCACCATACGCACTGTAGGAATAAAAGAGTTGCGATCGCAATCAAGAAGAACGTGGAACGTAGAAGAGTTCCAACATCCAGAAATCTAAGAACCTTGGAAAGTCACATAAGACTGACAGGGAACAAGAACTATAAAAGAAAGATTCAGAATATCATTGAAGAAGTGAAATCTGAAATGAGAAACTGAAATTTATTCTAAAATTAAGTGAAATCTGAAATGAAAATAGACCATTTTGTAAAAAATGCAAATTGGTCTATTTTTTGTGTTTGAAAATGCACTTTGCGTTTTTGAAACTCGAAAAAGTGTCGTTAGAAAGGAGGAAACATGAAAACAAAAGGAAAGACAAAGCTGGAAGATCTGGAAGTAAAAAAGATCGATGCAGTAGACATCGGAGCAGATCAGAAAGCAAATATCCTGATTAAAAAGAGAGGAGGTGCAGAAGAACCGAAGGGAAACTTTTTCAAGCGATTCTTTAATGCGTTTTGTGACAGCTTAGGAGTAAATTCAGAAGATGTCAGAAAGTCCATGGAAGATGAAGCAACATCATTTGATGATGTAATGAATGAAAAGAAGATCTACGACGTGAGGGACCAGATCTGGAATGCCTGCAACTCTCTGGAGCAGTCGATTGTGTCAATCTTACTCGATAAAGAGTGTGAGGATAAACAGGCCGCAATCGCACAGAGCATTGATCAGTTTAAGGCATTTTCGGATGATGCATCCAAGTCTTGGATCAAATTAGAACGTGCAGCAACAGACAAAGAAGATACTGTTGTTGCGGATGATTTTGAGATCGCAAAAATGCAAGAGGTAATTGAGAAATCTTGCGATCCTGAAACTATTAACAAAGAAAAAGAAGAAAAGGAGAATGAAATGGCATTTGATATTTCAAATATGACAGAGGAAGAAAAGAAAGAAGCATTAAAAGCATTACAGGATGATGCAAATGCAAAAAAAGAGGATACTGCAAAAAGAGCTGATATTGATGGACAGGTTCAGGAAGCAGTGAATAAAGCAATGGAAGGTGTTACAAAGGACTTCACTTCTATGATGAAGAAGATCATGGAACCAATCCAGAAGAGAGCAGAGGAAGCAGAACAGAAGTCCTTAGAAGAAGTTGCTAAGAAGTATGAACTCTTAGGAACAAAAGCAGAGGAATTAGTGCCAGTTCTGAAATCCATGAAAGCAACATCCGATGAAGCGTATAACAACTTCATTGCATCCATGGATAACAACCTTGCGGTAATTCAGAAATCAGGTCTGTTTGAGGAAATCGGTAAATCTGGTGGAGCTCACACAGGAAATGACGATACAGAAGGTGTTGCAAAGATGAACGCAAAGGTAGCAGAGATCAAAAAGTCTATGCCAAACCTTACTGATGCACAGGCACAGGATATCGTTATGCAGAATGATCCTGAATTAAGAGCAATGTTCGATAAATAAGAAAGGAGGTACAGAGAAGATGGCAAACAGAACATATGAATACAATCCAACTGGTGGAAGTCCAGTGATCAATGTTACAGCTGGAGCAGAACTCAAAACAGCCGTAGCGGTTTTATTAACAAAAGATGGAGCAAAAATTCCTGAAGCCGGAAAGGAAGCAACAGGAATTGTGCTTCTTGGAGATGAAACAGTAGCCAAAGGCGATGATATTACTGTTCAGATCAGAAATCAGGGCATGTGGGCAGCTGGTGCAAAGATTGAGGCTGGAGATTTCCTTGCTGTAGATGCAGAGGGATTTTGTCAGAAGGCAACCACAGGGCAGTACATTTTAGCTATGGCACTTGCACCGGCAACAGCAAAAGGAGATACCGTAAGAGTTGCGATTATCCATGCTGGATATGAAGCGTAAATAAAGGAGGAATAGAATAAAT